CAAAAGCCCACCCTTTAATCTGTATATCCTTATATAAAGAATTACATAAGGTTTGCAACGATAACGTGCCTGTAGTAACGGTTTGCGTTAGCTGTAAGTGCACCAGAACCGGCTCCGTTATTGGCGGATCCAGTATCGTTTGCGAAAGGATTGGAAACAAGACCGTAACGAGTCTTAAATCCGATCTTTGGTTGAAAAGAGTTCTCACCAACTGCACGAACCATTTGTAATGGAACGTATGGGCAATAGAACAGTCCAGCGTCATAAGCACTTGAACCTTTGTAACCAACTGTGAAATAGTTAGTTGCAGCGGATGGTGCATATGGATCAACATAGACTTTAAATCGACCATTAAGAGTACCAACCATAGTTGAACCTGAATCGTCTGGATCAAAAGCATTTCCAGAAGGTGCTCCGGAAAGTTGACCAGCCATTGCCAATGCTGATGCTACATCTGAAGATGTAATCAAGACATTACCTTTACCTCGGCGAGTGTCTTTAGCAATTGCGTTAGCTTCACGTTCAATCTGGAACATTAGACCTTTGAACTTCTCAACAGACCAACGTCCATTAGAGTCAGTATCAAGATCAAAAGTTCCTGCGGATGTAGTATTATGAGCGGCACCTGTTTTTGCGTTAGTGTAAATTGTCCTCATAACCTCGCGGTTAATTTCAGCCAAGATTTCACTTGACAGAATGTTAGACAATTCAGTTTCTGCATCCAAACCATGAACGGCCTTGAGGTCTTGAGCGAGTTCTGTAGTATACTCGGCTTTCAGAGCTCTTGACATCGCAGTTACAGTCACTTTATCGATGGCAAATGCCATTTCAGAAATAGTAACATCTGCTTCTTGTTCAGCTGTGGTTTGTCCAGTACCAGTAGTCATACTAGCATCTGCTGGGTTGCTGTTAGCGGAATGAGTTCCTTTTCCAGCAAAAGATGTGTCGGCTTCTGCATGACCAGCCTCAACACCAGCCTGAGATGTGTAATGGGACTTCATAGCAAAGATTAGTCCGGTAGGACCAGTCATTGGTTGAACACCACAAACATCATAGGCGATGAGATTAGGCATAGCCCTACGTACCAACGAAATCAAAACGGGATCAACGGTATCAATGTTACCGCCAGTCTTGTTAGCGTGAGCTCCTTCAAATAAAGTACCACTAGTTCCAGCTTCTTCTTTCATTGCAGCTTCTTGGTTTTCCAAGAGAACAGCAGTGACAGCCTTACGATAGTTGTCTTTAATCTTAGGAAGGTCTTCATGCTCCAGGACCGGACCCCATTTTTTCTGTAGGTCTTCAGCTAGGTACATTTTTTTCTCCTATAGGGTTATAAATTAAGAATTATAGCGACGAATCGCCGATGTATAATGTTGCATACTTTCATCAAGTTTCTGTGTTTCTTCTTCAGAAACTTCAATGTTTTCATCAGTTTCAGTAATTTCTGAGGTTACTGCTTCTGACTTCGGGAAATAACTTTCCTTAAGAACATTCAATTTTTCAATGTATTGCTCCGTGTTCTCAAATTCGATACCTTCAGCCAACTTTGCAATTTTTTCCGAATCTGCATCGGCCAAATCTTTAGTTGTCTCTTTAAGGGCATCGTCCTTTTTGAACTGGGCCAATTCTTTCTGGAGTTCTACTCCACGATTAATTTCTTCATCCAGAGAAGTTTCAAGTTCTTCAACTTTTGTGAATAAGTCGTCAACCATGTCAACTTTCTCTTCTGGAAGATCAATGTAATGCTCTGTGAAAAGAGTTTTGAGTCCAGACATGAAATCTTCAACCAATTCGGAACGAATTCCTCTTTCGATTGCCAATTCATTTTCTTTCATCCACTCTTCTACAACGTAAGTGAGATATCCATCAACCTTTTCAGTAAGTTCTTTCTGGAATTCATCTTTAGAAGCGTCAACTTCTTTTTGTTGCTCTTCCATACGTTTGTTAACCTCGTCAACAACTTTTGCATGAACTGCAGCTTCAAAGATAGTAGATGCTTTCTTTTTGAAATCTTCAGAAAGTCCCTCTTCTCCAGCAACTAACGCTTCTACATCATCTTCAACGTTAGGTGGTGTAATTTCTTGAGGCGAAACAGCTTGAATCTTAGTAGTTCCAGCTTCTTCTTTGACTTCCTCTTCTTCTTTAACTACTTGTTTAGTAGCTTTTAAGATGGATTCGTATTTACCTGAAAGATCCGATTTTTTCATTTTATTGACTTGATCATAAATGTTTTTCAACATTTGATTTTTGGTCTTAGGAATTTCAAAAGACTCTTCAGCTGGCTCTTCCTCTTCTTCTTCTTCGGAATCACCTTCTTCTTCGTCTTCTTCTTTAACGGCTTCTTCAACCTCTTCCTCGTCCTCTTCTTCGGAATCTTCTTCTTCTTCTTTCTTCACAGACGCCTTAGTTTTGGCTTCTGCTTGAATTTGAACATCTGAAGACTCTTCGGTTTCCTCAACACTCTGTTCTTCAGACTCTTGTCCTTCCAAAATTTCTTCAGACATTTAAATCTCCTATTTGTTAATTTAGGGTTTTACTATTGTTATTATTTAGTAAACTTATAAACTTGACATAAACGAATCAAAAGCTTTTATCTGAATTTCATCTAATTGCTTTTGATTAGTTATTTTTACTTGTTTCTCGATTCGGGCAATATGGCGTTCATCAAGAATACCATTATCCCATATCCACTCTTTTCCTTCCATAATACCATTGACAAATGCCGCTGGAGCGGAAGGATCGGCAACAATATCTGCAGCAGTTGCAAGATAAAAATCATCTTGAACATGACTACAATTGCGACCTACGGGCCTTAAGGAGCCCATTCCTCTGGATGAGACACCTAATCTGGCACCCTCATCGATAAGGTTCTTTACAATTTTTCCGTAAGGTGTATCCATAATTTTTGCTCGACCTACGAAATTATCTCCATCTTCTTTAAGTTCTTGAATTAAATGGGAAACTCTCTCTAAATTAACTGTAGGTCCTTCTGGATGTCCTAATTCACCAAAAGCTCTAGATTGTTTTATATAATTTTGATTATATCTTTTGGCTTCTTTTTGTAATATTTCTTTAGGATATAGACGGCCATTGCGATTTTTCACATTAGCCTGCATAAACACACCTTCGATAAAATAATTCTTTCCTTTTTTGGTGTCTTCACATATAAATTCTACATCTTCTAATTGTTCGCAAATAAGTTTCATATCTCTCCTATTATGTGAAGTTTCCTTTAGCGTAGTCAACTGGATAGCCTAATACACTATTTTGTTCATACTGTGGTATATCAAAGCCTGGTGCCTGTTTTTTTAATTCCATCATGATTGTATATGAAGAACCTGAACTAAATCCGGTTGTAGAGAATTGTATGTCTCCCAAAACTTCAGAGCTGTCACCAGTTGCGTTTATTGGTATTCCTGGCCATTCCATAGATGACATATTCCAACTACCATTACCTTTTAATTCTGCAATAGTTTTTTCTGCTGTTGAACCATCCCATTCAATCTCAATTTGTACACTATTTGTTATCCACAGTATTTTAGTAACTAATACATTCCACTCTAAGCCTGTAAAGTTACCACTATTTGCAACGGTTCTAGTATTGGCTCCAGATACTCCACCCACAATTGCATCGCCATTGGACATACCTGTATCAATTGAAGTTGCTTTTTTATTTGTATTATCCCAACCAACTACTGTTACTGTAGAAGCTCCTGCAGTAAAATCTGTAACAAGAAATGTTTCTGCACCGCCTGTTGTTATTACTTCACCAATCTTAAAGTTTGGACTTGCTGCTCCAGAAAGGGTCATTGTGTGTTTTGCCCAAGCAAGTGTCGATAAATCTATTTTCTTCACATTGCCTTCTGATACATCTGCAAAAAACTTTGCTACGTATTTTTTTTCGTCATCACGTAGTACTTGTGTCTGTGCTGCCATCTTCTACCTCGTTACTTTCCGGCTCTTTCGAGTCTGTCTCCGTTTTGTTTAAAAAAGTACTAGCGAAATCTTTTTTCTTTCCTTCTAATGATACCATCACTTTTTGTTGGAGTGTATCACCTATTGCTGATTTTACTCCAGAAGCATCACCTTTAACAGATAATGCTACGATATCACTAATTTCAGTTTCATTAGACATAAATTCCTCTATTGTTCTATTATATTTATACTATTTATAAATTTTACCCAGATATAACCTTTAAATCTGGCTTATTTGCTGCAGGATCAAATTCCCATTGTTGATCTTCAGCTTCACCTCCACCTTCTGCTTTTTCTTTCTCAATTTGCTCTTTCATATCATCAATTTCTTCTTGAGTCAATTTGAGAATGTGTTTATTGACATATTCTTGTGAAAAGAATTTTCCAACAACGGCATCTCTATATCCCATATCATTTACTAACAGTCCTAATCGTTCTCTCATCATAGTAGCATTTTGTAATTCAGCAAAATGTGAGTCAGTTTGCCATTCATAAATAATTTGAGTTTTTACTATATTCCAATCTTGAGATGAAATGATCCCCTTAAGTAATAACTGTTTCTCTATGAGATCATTGAATAAAATATTAAATCTAGAACGTAATCTTTCGATAAAACGTGTAAATTTTACTTCATCTCTTGAGATTTCTTCTGCTCTACCAAGTATGAAACCAGAATCTTGTTCTAGTCTAGAAGGGGGAACATTAAGTGCTTTGTATAATTTTGTTTTAAAGTATTCAACATCAGCTAACTCACCAAGATTCTCCCCTCCTGGCAAAGTTGAAATTTCTGTACCTCTACCACCTTCTCTACGTGGAAGCCAGTAATCCTCTAACATACTCATGTGCTTACGTTCATCCTTGATTTCGCCAGAATTAGAATCATATACAAGTTTGTTCTTATATTTGTTCATAATGTCACGTAAATACTGTTCTGCCTTGATCTTAGGTAAGTTACCAACATCAATGTAGAATATTCTACGTTCTGGAGCACGTGAGATACGATAGATGACAACCGCATCTTCGATCATTCGTAACTGATTAAGTGGTTTGATTGCTTTGTGTAGATGACTTAAAACTAATTTTCTATCAGGGTCTAATACACCCGAATGACAATAAGAAATAGAATCTGCTGCAATCTGAACTGTTTGACCAGCACTTCTATCTCCAATTCCCTTTTCATTAAACATAAAAAATTCTTGATAACCACTAGTATCTACTTCTAGACCTCTAGGACCTTCTGTTACTTTAGGCTGTCGAATTTTCTTTATTTTAAGGGAATCAATTGGGCGTAGTTCTAATATACCACGTTTCGGATTTTTATTATCAATAATAACATGAAAGTATAATCTACCATCAACATACCATTTTCTGAATAATTCGTATCCTACTCTCCTAAAATCGAGCAAACGAATTAATTCTTCAAATTCGTATTTTATACTTTCTCTGATATTATCTGATAGGTTGGATTTTTCTAGACTGATACTTACAGGAGATTCTTCTCTATTTGTAACAATAGCCTCATTAACTACATCATCTATTGCTTGATCACATTCAGGATATGTTGCCATGTCCCGATATTTTCTGATCAATTCTTGTTCATTTTTTGCTGAACCTTCTAGATCAACATACGTACCGTATGCTCCGCCTGAAGGCGCAACTTCAAGTGCTCCATCTTCTGGCTCTGGGAGAGCAAAAGATTTCTTATGTTTTTTATCCTGATCTGTTCTTCCTATAGAAAACCCAAATAATTCAATTGCCATACATTATTCCTAATAGGTGAAATGGGAGCAGATTAATCCACTCCCATGTAAATTTGTTTCTAACATTAATATTTATATATCACTGCCCGGCGGGTCCACCACCACCTGAAGAACCACCTGCGCCCGAACCTGCAGATTTCCAATAATTAAACTCCCAAGTTATATCAAAAGTTTGAATATCATTGGTATCCCACGACAATGCAATTTCTCCACAAGCAGAAGGCCACACATCTACAAATTCATAAGATTTTGGAGGTGATACTTCATTACCTGTTTTAGAAAATTGTTTAATCGATAATGTTCCAGTATATGAGTTATTACCTAAAATTTTCATCATACCAGCATCTCTTTTATTCGTTGCATGAGAATTAATTCTTTCCATCCAACTTTCAATATTATTTCTAATTTCCATATTTTCATCATTATAAACCGATGTTGTCACTTGGGCAGCTGCTCTATTACCAGGAATATTTAAAGCTCTTCCCATAAATGTTACAGAAGCCGCTTCTATAGTTGAAGCTGGAAATGAAACGCCTTTACATAAAAATTTAAAATCATTTACACTACCTGCGGTCCCTTTTTGACCTGTAAGTTCACATTGGAACAAACTAGCAAGAGCACCACCCGATTTTAAAGCGGAAGTAAATGTATCAACTGAAAATTGTGCCATTGTTATATTCTCCGATGACTAGGTTAAGATGGATGGGGAAGTCTTTTTTACAAGTGCACTCTTCAGCAGTCACCGTCTTCCCCCATCTTTTAAACTGTTATATTACTATTTATTATCTTCCACCAATAATTTCACTAAATTCAACTCCAGAACGTACTGCTACGAATTGTAATTGAATGAAGTTAATTGAACGTGATGGTTTTACGTAAATGTCTCCTCTGAATTCGTTACGATCAACAACATCTGGAGGATTATTACTATCGTCACAGACAACAGCAAAATCTTGGACACCACCCCTTCCTTGAATATCTCTCAAGAATGGTTCAACAGTTGATGTGAATCTTGAACGAGTAAATGCATCGTTAAATTCAAACAAGAATGATTTTGCCATGTTGGCAATTGATTTTTCCAAAAGGATAAACAATCTTCGTACATTGATTCTATCAAATGCACTAGGTTTTGCTAATAGTGTTTTATCTCCAAAAAGAAGAATTCCACTACCAGGTAATCCAACAACAGGGTTTACACCATTTTTGTAAAGATCATCCCTTTGTGTCTTATTAGGATTAAAAGGAAGTTTAATTGCATTTCTAATATTACCACGATCTATACCAGCTGGTGACCAGAATGGGTCTCTAGATGAATCAGTAAAGGCACAACATCCTGCAATATCACCATTTAATGGAACATATCGATAGACATCATTGTACTTATCGTACATATACTTCCATCCAGAATCCATAACGGCATAAGATGAACTTGGCATAGAGTTTCTATGATCAATTACATCTGTAACTTCGCTTCCTGAATTATCAACAACGTTTGATTGCAAAGGTGAGACAAAAGCTACACAATCTTTGCGATATTCTGCAATGTTATTGATGACATGAATTTGAGTTGCGGCAGTTGCATCACCTGTCATTAGAAGTGTTACATCAATTTCTTCAGCGTTTTTGAATTTATCAAAACCTGTTTGAACATTTCCGGCAGTAGCAGTTGAACCAGCGGCTCCACCTGTCATACTTCCAGATACGATTATTCCTTTACCGTTAAATGTTCCTGATGCTGCTCCACCCCACGCTGTTGTTGCAAGTGCGGAATCTGCATCACCTGATGAACTATGGTCCATCCATCGAACATAAGCAGATTTTCTATTTACTAAATCTTTGTAGTAAATACTTTGACCATCTTCACCTTTGGCTCCGCCGGCTACTGATCCTGTATAAGTTTCTACTACTGTATTGTTTGCTCCAGTAAATTCTCCATCTTCATCAACAACGGCTACATAAATTTCATCTTGTGAACCACCGTTTCTTGCACAATGTGCTGAAGTAGTAGGATCTCCATCAAATGAAGAGGCATATTCCCATGCTCTTGACCATGTGTTAGCAGAAGCTGCGGCTACCCAAGGTTCTGAAACTGTTAATACTGTATTACTTGTAATTGAAGAAACTTTTCTTTCTTCATCAGTTCCTATAAGTTTAATTGTATCTCCTACAGTTACTTGAAGATCAAAAAATGTACTTGTTCCTGTAACAGAAGTACCATTGGCGGTTGCTACACAAGTTCCAATCATTTGACTGGCTGGTTCACTAAATGCTGATCTCTTATGTCGAATAGCGGTACCAGAGTTTAAATTTGATCCGTGTGCACTACGTGCAGTTGCGGTAGTAGCTGATGCAATTGCAGCTATTACTAATTTTTGAGAACCTAATGTAATAACATCTCCTACACTCAATTCTGTAGTAAATGCTGTACTTGCACCCCCAAGTGCTCCACTAGATTGAGTCCATGTCATTGTTCCTGACAAGGCAACATCTGTATTACTATTAAGTGTTCCATCTGAATTTGTGTTTGCTTTACTTGCTCCACATATAGAAACTCTTAAACTGTTTCCGAGGTCTCCAGCATATTTTGCTACAAAAGGACCATAATCATCATTCTGTGTCCCTCCCATGTCTGGATCATAGGTATTTTCATAAGTTTCATCGTTTGCGATGTAGACGGTATTTGATGCATCCATTGTAGCATTTTTTGCATCAGTTGTATTAGGTGTACGAACTACTTTAAGACTACCCGAGTATGCGAGATAACTTGCGGCAGTAAAAAATGTTTTGTACGTGGCAGCGTCAGGCTTACCGAAAGTACTTGACAATTCTGTTTCATTTGATACTGTAGTCGAAAAGTATGAAGGCCCCCACCTAAAAGGACCGGCGATTGCACCCTCCGTCATAGAAATTTCTGGAACTACTGTAGTTAAATCAATTTCTTTGGTTACAACGCCCGGACTAATTGTAAAAGGCATTTTATCTCTCCTTATTAAGTTGAAAGATTGGTTATTTGGTTTTCTACCATATTACATTTATTTATTATTTTACAGTTCTCTAAAATCATAAATATTAAGAGTTCTCATAAATAATTCAAGGATTTAGATGGATCGTAAAGACAAATTTAATTTATTTGACAGTAAAAAAATAAAAGATCGATTTCTTAAAAAGGTTGATCAATCAGAAGCACATACTAAATGTCATATCTGGCTTGCTTCAAAAAATAAAACAGGTCATGGTATGTTTTCTGTTATGGGAAAAACTATACCCGCTAGTAGATATTCTTTTATGATGTATAAGGGTGAAGTTGCCAATCATGAAGTTGTCACTCAAACATGTTTTAATCCTTCTTGTGTAAATCCCGAACACCTTGAATTATCAGACAAAAGAAGATTAAGTAAAAGAATTTCTGTTAATCCTGCTCAATTAGAATCAGGCTCTATCAATTTCTTAGTAAGATTAAAAAAAGAAAGACCCGATTTAGTTGATAAAATTGAAGAGTTAATAAAAGAAATAAACAATCCTCCTACTGAAGTTAATTTTGAAGATATAAATCCATTTGTTAATTAACTAAAATTTTGTCCGACAATATTTCCATACCATGTTGTTCCATTATCAAAAGTAGTAAACGAAAAAATATCCACATCATCATTTCCTGTTGAAATGGTAGGTCTATGTACTTGTCCTTCTCCTGGTTGCCAATAATAATTCCATTTAATACTACTCATTCCTGACCAAGTAAATTGTCGAGCGGGGTTTCCTTGAATAACTTTCAACTGAAAGTCTTGTGCCTGTCCTGAAACTGCGTTTGTATTACTTATAGTAAATGTTCCTACGTCTCCTGAAAGGCCCTGTAAATCGGCTACAAAATAATTACCAGTTGCTAAATCTACAGTTACAGTAGTTCCACTAACACTAGATGTTCCAATTTTCTCATAGGGGCTGCGTTTAAAATCAGACGATTGAAGATTTGCCATTGTTTTTGTTTCCTTATGTTCCTATTTTTAATAGTATCATTATATTTATATTAATAATATACTCTTCTTGCAGGATCATCTACTACATCCCATTTTTGACCATCACCATCTACAAAAGTTTCTGCTTCCATGCCATCATCTATAATTCCAAATGGTAACATATCTTGTTCTAGAGTATCCATTTGTTCTTCCCACATTTTCTTTCGTATATCCATATTTGTCATCTCCTTAAAATATCTCTGTTGAACAAGCCAACCAAATATCACTAGAGTCATTGCTATATCATCATGTGCACCTTCTTCTGCCTGAT